CGAATCGGAGATAGAACTTCTTCAGCCTGCTTCATAGTAGGAGCAGTGGTAATCTGATGTGTAGTTGAGGTATCAACATTCAAGAAATAACTCTGAATACATGCTGCGTACATGGACTTGGCTGCGCCTCGGGCAACGATTAAATACTGTTTATTAATAAGACGTTTTTTGATACGCTTATTAACATAATGGCCGCCGTGACCATCTTCGGAAGGAACATAAACACTTCGTTCAACAAAGTAATACCAGCCGAAGATTTGCTCTGCCCATAGTTTGAATGATTCTAATAGATTGAGATCTTCTCCATCTGTCAGTGTTAGCTCATTCTCGCAGTATGCGATGAAACCGTTTACAGCCTCATCATCATAGTAGATTCCAGGATTCGCAATTAGATCATCTATGCGATTCATCTCCATAGAGATCTCTTTACAAACTGGAATTTCTCCCCGGATCACGGCATCCCTAAAGGCACCGTAATACCGAGGTGTTGCGGTGTTAGATAATGCCATAGATGTTCTCCTTTAATCCTTGGTGTTACCCTTTTTTCTAATTTTGTCCATGTTTTCAAACATGCTAGCGGCATCTTTCATCTCGCTACGTGCCTCAGGAGTAGTACTTCTATAAAACTCTAAGGCTTTTTCGAAATCCGAATCACTAGACCTGGGGTTCTCGAGATCCGAAATCTTCTTCTCCCAGTCAAGTTTCTTATACTTAGTTTCAAGTTCTTTAAGAGGATCAGGTTCATTACCCTTCTGAAGATCTTTAATCCTCTTATTAAGCTCAAGCTTCTTAACCTGCTTCTCCATCTTGCTAATGGGATCTTCAGCGTTAAGTCCGAGTTTATCTTTCATAAACTTCTCAAGCCATGCTCTACCAGCATTCTTAGCCGCAGGACCTATAACATCGTTAACTAGTCCTTTCATGAACTTTTCACCAGCGGATACTTTCTTTGGATTCAAAGACGCGATCTGCTTGTTAAGTTCGTAATACATTCTTTCGTTCTGAAGTCTATTAACCTTATCTCTAAGTTCGGCATCAGACATTTCAGATACAGTCTTGGGTCGAGGAGCGGCTGCAGTTTCTTTCTTGTCAGTAAGCTGTTTTAACTCGCCTTCAAGTTTAGCTCTGCGCTTCTTACCGGCTGCCGTTAAGCTACCATCTTTATTCTGGTAACGACGAATACCCCAATGCATTCCTTTTACACCGTGATGCCTAAGTGCATTTTCATACTCCATTTTGAAGTTCCTCCTCTCTTAGATGTAGTGAATCGACGCAAGCTTTTGCTGGCTCCATTCGAAGACCATGAAGCGTCGATGCGTTCCGACAAAGTCTTCCTTATTAGACCAGTCATCTACCTTTCCCCCGGAAGATAATCTTCGTACCATTACACCATAGATGTCTGCCTCGGCTTCGTGATGAAGATGCCCAGCATGGACTTCTCTGACATCGGCGTTAGCAAACTCTTCAGGGAATGAGATCGGGAAAATATGCGCAAGATTTTTAGCGGTAGCTTGTTTAGAGTCACCATGAGTAACCATAATAGAATTTCTTCCATATGTGATTACTTTACGGTACTCTAAAGAATCGTCCACCACAGAGGGACCGTACCTTTCAAGGAGGACTTGCATAAACATCCACGCAGTACTTCTGTCGTGGTTGCCTGCGGAGTAAATTACTTTAACCTCATTAGCGCATTGGATAGCAGTATCGATAATCGCATACATAAACTTCTGACCTTCTTTGACGGCCCGTCTCATGTCTACTTTCTCGATAGGTGTGCCTTTAGTAGTCTTACCATCTACGATACTATCGTTATGGAAGAAATCCTGACCAAAAGGAATTACAATCTTATCCCACTCTTTGCTAGTAATGAGGTCTAAAATATCGTTCAACACCGGTTCATAGTAATCCATAAAGGCTACGCCCCAGTGCATGTCAAAGAGAGGAATCTCAAGCATTCGTGACGATTTGTTAAGTTCCTTAGGAACATATACAAAAGGTTCAACGGATTCACGAATAGCATCTAGAAATTCCTCTGGATTAAAGTCGCCTGCTTTTTGTTTGATCCAAGCCTGAATAATTTCTCCAGACTTAGATACTTGAACAGTTGCGTCATGAGCAATGAATCCTTCATAAGTACCACATTCAAGAGTTGTCTCATCAGGAATCGATTTGCTCATCCACTTATATATCATTCTGCGAAACGAATCATACTTCATGGGTTCATCGACGCTCTTCGTGAAGTAATCTCTATAAATTTCTTTATAAGATTTACCTTCAAATCGCATCTGACAGCAGGTTTTCTTTACTTCAATAGGGATTACTTTTCTCATAAGTAGCCCCCTTTACATATAATAATTTTCTTCGATTTCAGGTCTCGGAGTATCCCCCAACAGAAAAAGCATCCACTCATCTTCAGCAATCAGTTTTTCCAAAGATGCCATATGAGTAGAACTCAGCGGGGGATCAAAAGCGATATGTACTTTTCTATCGATGTAAGGCTGCACGATGCCGATGATTTCTTCGTCTTCGGAAAAATCTTTCCATACGGCGTATTCATCAGCAATTCGAAACGCCTTAGCCGGTCCAACATTGAACCGCTTCACATCGGTAAATGCCTTATTGATATGCGCGATAATATCTGAATCGAAATTATTATCAGTAGCAGTAATACCGCGCAATTTCTTGATCGATGTTAGAATGCTTTCTTCCATAGCAGCACCTCATTATGCTTCTACTTCAATGTACTTCTTCATGCAATAGCCTTCGATACCGTGTTCAGTATAAACCTTGTAGAAATCCCTAGTAGAGCTGTCTAGATCGATAGTCACTTCGGTTGCACAGGGAATCTCACAAACAATACTTGCGGTTGCTTCAGGATGCTCTCGTACATTGAGCTTCACACAGTCAACAACTCGTCCAATCGGGAGAGTCACAGTTTCTACAGTTTCTACAACAGGCTCAGGAACAACCACAGGTGCGGGCTTTACCTCGGAAAAGGACGGCTTTACCTCAGGCTTGGGTCTGTTAGCATTCTTGTTAAAATTCTTATTAGAATGCTTAGTGTAGTCATGCTTAGACATTATGTTCCTCCTTAATCAGTGCCTCCAAGGGCATGTATCGTTTTTGCTACGTTCTATGGGAGCTGTTGCAAGCTTAGAAATATCGCCATAGTGAATAGCATTATGTGTAGCCAGACTCGTAGAGATAAGAAACTCTGGGTCTAGCAAATTCTTAGTAGAGTGAACGATATCGCTCACCATTAGGGGATTGATATGATGTACTAGGATTTTGCCATAAATCTCGTATCCTAGTACACCAAGATCACATCCGTTGTCACGAACAATTACATAGTCTCTTATTCTTTTCCACTCATGGGATTTCTGATAGAACATCTGATTAAGATATCTATCGAATCCGAAAGTGTCTTCTCCTACACGACCATCGAGACGTAAATATTCGAAACGCTCCTCGAAAGTAGGCAGAGAGATCAGTTCGGAATATGTCTTAATATTCGTCATCTGAATCACCCTGCCCACTGTATCTACGCATAGCTGCAATAGCTTCGGCATATAGTTCTTCCATACGTTTCTGTGACTGTAATTGTTCGGTTTTAGCAGTAATCAAATCACGCTGCTTCTCGAGTATCTCTTTTTCGAGACGTGCTTTGGCACTGGCGAGCTTTAGAAAATGAGTAGTTTCCTGTGAGGACGCAGTGCCTTCAATCAGTCGCTGTTTAACCAAGCTCATCGCCAAGGAAATCATTTGACCTTCATCGTTCTCTGGATTCAGGGCCGGTCTTACTTTTACGTCTCTGGATGAAGACCCTGCGGCCTTTACCTTCGCCATGACTACTGCCTCCTTTCAAGATTTAGATTTTATGATAGATTAGTTATTTAGTAGTATTAGTCCATATTAAGCGGTTACTTCGGTTGCGGAAATAGTGCCGCTGTCATCCACAGTAAGCCGGAATTTCTTGGTGCTCCCCTCCGTGCTGGAGCGGATCACCACCCCATCCACGGATTCGGGCAGGAACTCCTCC